AGATAAGAATACAGCTGTTGGAAGATTAGCTTTACAAGTAAACACAACTGCTGATAATAACACTGCTCTTGGATATAACTCTTTAGCATCAAACACAACTGGAGCTAATAACACTGCGATAGGAAAAGGTGCTTTAGATGCTAATACAACTGCAGATCACAACACAGCTGTTGGGTATCATTCTTTACAAATAAACACAACTGGAACGCAGAATGTAGCTGTGGGTGCTTTAGCTTTAGATGCTAATACTACTAGACATGATAACGTAGCTATCGGCTATAGAGCATTAACAAATCAAAGTATTGCTGACCAAAACACAGCTATTGGTTCAAATTCTATGGCTGCCAACCAAACTGGTGAATATAATACTGCTGTTGGTTATAAGGCTTTAACTGCGAATACAACTGGTAATTCTTCAGTAGCTGTTGGTCAAGGTGCTTTAAGTAGTGCTACAACTGCAGAGCAAAATACTGCGGTAGGTAAAGATGCTTTAAGTAGTGCTACAACTGGACTTTCAAACACAGCTGTAGGAAAAGATGCTTTAAAAGCAAATACTACAGCAAATAATAACACCGCAGTGGGTACTGATGCCTTAAAAACAAACACAACTGGAACTTCACTTGTAGCCGTAGGTGCTTATAGTTTAGACTCTAACACCAATGGTAGCTCTAATACTGCTGTAGGTATCAATTCTTTAGGTGGCAATACTGAAGGGTCTAATAACGTTGCTATGGGAAATAGTGCGTTATTAGCAAATACTACGGCTAGTAGCAATACAGGAATTGGTCACGCTGCTTTAACTTCTAACACAACTGGAGCTCAAAACGTAGCAGTAGGAACTTTTAGTTTAGATGCTAATACAACAGCCGATAACAATACAGCAGTTGGAACTGATGCCTTAAAAACAAATACTACTGGTACACAAAATAATGCAGTAGGATTTCAGTCATTACGATATACTACTACTGGGTCAGAAAATAATGCTATGGGATACTTAGCATTACAAAACAATACAACTGGTGCAAACAATGTAGCTATTGGTGATGAAGCCCTAGGAGCTAACACCACAGCTAATGATAATGTAGCGATCGGAAGGCAAGCATTAAGGGTAAGTACAACTGGACAGTCAAATGTAGCTGTAGGTTCTAATGCTTTAGATGCAAATACTACGGCTAGTAGCAATACAGGAATTGGTCACGCTGCTTTAACTTCTAACACAACTGGAGCTCAAAACGTAGCTGTTGGTGCTTTAGCTTTAGATGCTAACACAACAGCCTCAAACAACATCGCTGTAGGTTATGGTTCACTAACTAGCAACACAACAGGATCATCAAACACGGCTATGGGCCATAATTCTATGGCACTTAATACCACAGGAACTCAAAATGTTGCTCTTGGTATGCAGACTTTATTCCATAACAATGCCAACGATAATGTTGCAGTAGGCCATTACTCTTTAGAAAGTAATACATCAGGTTACGGAAACACTGGTGTAGGTAAAAGTGCTTTAGATGCAAACACAACTGGATTTCAAAACACTGCTGTAGGTTCTAGTGCTTTAGATGCTAATACAACGGCTGGATATAATACAGCAGTTGGATATAATTCACTTACAGATAATACAACAGGTCAAGTTAACTCTGCGTTAGGTTGGGGTGCATTGCAACGTTGTACTACAGGAAATAATAATACTGCTTTTGGTGGTTCAGCCCTTGCATATGCGACAACTGCAAATAATAACACAGCTGTAGGTAAAGATGCTTTACAAGTAAACACAACTGGAACTGGAAACACTGCTGTCGGTGCTAATGCTCTAGATGCTAACACTACAGGTAATGCAAATACAGGTATAGGTATTGATACATTAGGAAGTAACACTACAGGAAATAACAACTTTGCTGGAGGCCAAGGAGCTTTATTTGCAAACACAACCGGCTCTAACAACGTAGGTATCGGATATTTTGCTTTAAATGCAAATACAACTGCTGGTAGTAATACTGCGATTGGTGGCTCTTGCATGGAAAATAACACTACTGGAGATAATAACACTGCTGTAGGAGAAGGAGCGTTACACCAAAACACTACTGGAGTGCGTAACACTGCTGTAGGTAAAGCTGCTGCTAAAGATAATACGACATCTAGTAACATTACTGCTGTAGGTTATCACGCATTAACTAATAACACTGGTGGTAATAATACTGCTGTTGGTTATAAATCACTTGAAGCGAATACCTCTGGTGCAGATAACGTTGCAGTAGGAACAGGAGCTTTAGTTGCAAGCACAACATCGTCATACAACGTATCAGTTGGAAAAGATTCTTTAAACTCAAACACAACTGGTGCTAATAATACTGGTATTGGATATAATGCTTTGGTTTCATGCACAACTGGTGTAAATAATGTTTCCTTAGGATCTCAAGCTGGTAATGCTATAACTACAGGAAACAATAATACAGCTATTGGAAAAGAAGCAAATACTACCACAACAACTGGAAGTAATACTATAGTTCTTGGTAATGTGGCAGAGCCTTCTTCTGCAACAGCTGCAAACGAAATAACATTAGGAAATAGCTCTATACAGACTCTAAGATGTCAAACTCAAACAATTAGTTCTTTATCTGATGAAAGAGACAAAACAGATATTGTTGATTCAGAAGATGGACTTGATGTAATTAATGCACTTAAGCCAAGAAAATTCACATGGTCAATGCGTGAAGCTAGTGACAATGATGGAAAAACAGAACTTGGTTTTATTGCTCAAGAAATAGATGCAGCATTAGGAAGTAAAAATGATTATATCAAAGCAGTATATAAAGAAAATCCAGATAAACTGGAAGCTGCTTATGGAAGATTTATTCCGATTTTAGTTAAAGCAGTACAGGAACTATCAACAAAAGTTGCAGCACTTGAAGCTGTACATTAAACAATTATTTATTTTTAAAACAATGGAAGAAAAAACTACTAATGAAATCGCAGCTATCTTTGCTGCTGCTGGTGATAGCGTTACTGAAATCGGTATCGCTAAAACTGAAGATGAAACTACAGATGAATTTAAAGATAGAATCAAGCGTAATGTAGAGCATCTTGAAATAATTAAAGATTACAAAAAGCTAGACGAAACAACATCTATCTGGACAACAGAATCTTTTACAGCTATCGACAAAGCTATTGTTGACGGTAAAAAGCTTTATTAATAAATGGAGATACCCAGCATAGTAATTCCACCTGTAGAAAATATAGAAACAATATCTATACCATTACCTACTGCTGATGTACCGAGTTATGTACCTTTGGTTGTACCTCCAAGTGATTTACGAGAACCAGAAGGTACAAAGCCGGTAAAAACTGCTGAACCTCCAGCACCTACATTACCACCTCCTTTTCCACCTTATAAATTACCTACAGGTGATGTATTAGTTCCTACAGCTATAGCAGCCGTAACAGCTGTTGCAGCTACAACTATAACTCAACCGATTATAGAAAAGCTTAGAAAAAAGATACAGAAGTTTTTACAGGATAAAATAACAAAATGGAAACAAAACCGCCAGAAAAAAAAGGACTCTTTACCAAGCTCAAAGAAAACATAGATGACCATGATGAACAGATGCAAGTACTAGGTGCAGCAGTGCGTCTAGGTGTTGTAATCTGGTCAGGGTTTATTATTACACTAAGTTATGTTGAGCTGCCTATGATTAAGAAGTCAGCTACGGCAGGCGATATCACTTTCGTCGCTTCAATTTTTACTGGTGCACTAGCCACGTTTGGCTTGTCTACTGGTAATGGTAAAAAAGACAAAGAAAACAAACCAAAAACATGAAGAAATGGATTCTTCTCTTAGCATTGTTGTCACCCGCAATCGCAAGAGCAAACACAGTGACCCCACAATTTACTACAGGGTCGATGAACTCAACGACAACAACAACTCAAACAGTACAGGAAGTAAAACAGACACAAGTATTTGGATCAGAAATAAAAACTTGGTCAGGCTCAAATGTCACTCCTTCTGGAGACATTGCAGCATCAGATACAACTTTTTCTGTAACAGATTCAGCAGCAGATTGGACACTCGAAGTCACATCAAGAGCAGCAGGGTTAGTAGAACAAATAGACGCAACAACAGATTGGACTATAAATACTACTACTACTTCCTTATCAGTCTTCTCACAATAAGTCCTATCTTAGCTAGTGAAGGAGATGTAAATAATACATCAAATCCTGTAGCAGCAGCTACGGGTAATGTAACAAATCAAGCTGTACAATTTCAAAATAATGGTGCAGCTTCTCGTCAAACGTATGGTCCAAACATATCATGTAATGGATCTACAATGACATTTAGCCCTTTTTATATGGGCAACCATACTAATCCCTATACAGCAGATGAAGATACAAGAGAATTATATCCCTCTAGTTATTCATTAAATGAAAACTGGGGATTTCAAGTTAACTTTATGGTTCCTCTAGACAAGCGTGGTCTTGAGCAATGCAGACGTATTGCCAAGCCC